CGATTTTCACGCATAAAGGCCAATCAGTAACAGAAAAAGATTTTTAGTCTGCCAATCGCACCTTATCTACTTCGGCAAAAATATCTTCACCGACCACACGATGCTTAGGCAGAACAGTAGCAATACGACCAACAAGCATGTCAAAAGAAAATGCTTCGCCAGGGGTGTTGAGTTCAAGAGCTTCACGCAAACGACCAAGTCCAACATTTTTCCCTTTACCCATATCGAGTGCAACAGGATCAGAGTTCTCAACGATGTCGAGCATAATACCCTGCTTCAAAGTCACCTTGTCACGATCGAGTTCAGCTTTCAACTCTTCATCATCAATAATCCAAAGGAGATCGAGAGCAAGACCTGACTGAGTGGGATCGACTTTTCCAGTCCAAGCACGGACGGCTACTTTTTCAACTACCGCAGTGTACTCACGGATAGGCACTGGAACGATTTTGGTATCGTTGGATTCTTCAACTACCATTCCTAAAAATTCTTCTGGATTAAATTGACTCATTGTTAAGCTCCTTAAAAAGGATTAATAAATGGCCGAATGGCCCGTAATCATTAGATAATATTCAATTCCGCCTCAGCTGTCAACAAAATAAACTATTCCTGAGGTTTACTTTCCAAAACACCACCACGAGCTTTCCATTTCTTGATTATTGGACCGAAGTCCGGTTTGTTGGCAGCGCTTATTGGGAGATTTCTGGTCTTTACATCAGCAGAACCAGAGGCCGTATCCCATGTCCAAGTTGTACCTTTCCTGACAGTGAGTATGGTGTCAGAGAACATTGGGGAGAGTTTCGGTGGAAGTGCTTTTCCGAGTGTACTAGGCATGATCTTAACACCACCGAGAATGGTATCCGTTTCCCTTTCAACATGAGCTAAAAGGATGAAGTGACAACGGCAATTTGAAGTAATACGATCCAGCATGTTTTCGAGTAGGTTCTGTGCGAGGCCCCAGTCTTTCTGATCTCTGTCAGCTTTCCCACCTATAACAGCTTTCATCGTAGCGGCCCCTAGGCCAGTTAGTCCATCAATAACTAGGGCACGATCAGTATCCCAATCATCTATTGCACCGTAGTGAGTGTCTGAACCATCTTCTGTTACATCATTGAAGGAGCGAAGAAACATTTCCAGTTGATTGTACTTAGACCGATTAGGGTCTACAGATCGTTTTAAGGTGTCATATGCGAGTGTATTTACCCGTTTGACTTCCCCTGCCATTTCCGTCCACGAGGCCGTAGCAGCCCGAACGGTCTTAATGTGAAGGTTTTTAGGTACTGGTTTTCCTCTATCCAACCAATAACCAAGTAAGGCCTCTGCTCCAGCTTCAAAAGCCATGTAGAATACCTCTACGCCAGCATCCACCAAGGTGCCAATGGAGTGTGTCTTGCCTGTGCCTGTTGGCCCCATAAGCATAACATTGACTCCTGTTAGAGTTAATAATTCACTTGCCATGATGACTCCTTATAGAAATGCTTGTTTCAACTCCTGAATAGATATACCAGCCTTTTCCAACTTAATCAAGAGCTCTTTTTTCAACTCTTCCAAAGCAACAGTTGATCTATCCTCTTCTGCAGGCCCAACGATATTACACAGAGCATACCACCGCCCTGCCTCAGGCATAAAATAAGCAACATCTGTAAGTATTTGGGCATCCTTACCTCCATAGGATTTGCCTCTGCCAAGTCTTTTCGCAGTTTCATCCCAGTCACAGATATAAATATGAATCCAAGGCCCTTCCTTTTCCCTCTGCACCAGTACAGCATATACAACTTTTGTTACTAAAGCCACGTCAGCCTCCAATGTGTTTGATTAATAGAAGTAATTCACGTCTTAAAACATCCTTAGGAAGAGATCGGTTGAAGTCTTCATCCCATAAAAGCCATAAGGCCCCAGGAACTTCATGTTCATGTCTAGGTGGACATTCAGGACACACAGCTTCAATTCCCTGCCAACGACAAACTTCCCCTTCCTCATTTACCGTAGGACAACGAGCGAAAACTTCTCCGCAAGTACGGCAAAAGAACATCAGTGAGTAGGGTGGGAGCAAGTTTTTAAAGACTCTTAGCCCAGGTCTACTAACTGTTTCATAGTTTTTGTTGTTGATTATAAAGATTTGGGTATACATATTACCTTCTTGGTGGTCTAGTTGATCTGATTCCAAGTTCGCCACTTACTGTGTAGCCCAACTCCATTAGCTTATTTGCCTGCTTCTTCCTATAAGCCACTTTTTTTAGGTAATCATAACTTTCCTGAATTATCATACCTATGACCATTACGCTGGAAAGACAGCACAAAAATATAATTATTAAACTCATTTCCACTTGGCCTCCCATTCCTCTACAGTTATCTCTTCCCGATCCAGTGGGTCCCAAATACGCTTTTCGAAGAATGTTTCTAGCCACTTCTCAGGAGAGGGAGATTTACAGACGTCTCGGAATGAACAACCACCATAAGCATTACAGGAATCATCAAGGTTCCAGCCCCAATAGCCGGATTTGTAGCACTGAATCATTGTCAGTAAGTCATGGTGAACTTGGTCAAACCATCGCTCGATTTCATAATCACTGCGATATGTGAGAACCTCTGCATCATTGTATTTTGTTTTAAGTATAGCTATGCCACGTACAAGGACACCCTTGACGTTGAAGCCGAGTCTACGAGCAGCCCAGCTATAGCCTGTGAATTGTGACCGAAGTTCCCACTGTTTGAACCAAGAAGGTCCGAGTTGAGAAGTAGTCTTTTCATCAAATGCAAGGAGTGCACCAGCGAACTCAGCTATCATATCCGCCCGCCCTGTGTAGAGCATTGGGTCACCAGTCTCTGGATTGTTTATGTCCAAAGGCTCAGCGAATGACATCTCAATTCCTCTCACATCCCCGCCCACTTCCAATGGAATAGCTCCATCCTTACCCATTGGGTATTTGTCGAAGTAGAACTCAAGTGCTCCTGCCATGCGATCAGGGTTTTTGGCGGAAGTCTCTGGACACTCAAAGTCTCCATAATGCAGTAGAAGAGCACGGAGGCCTTCAGCGACTGCGTCTTCCTGAGACAGATTATTCCGGAAGAACTCCATACGTGCTACCTCTACACCCTTGGCAAAAGCTCCACCAGCGACTAAATGTACGGATTTGAATTTAGGCTTCCAATGGCAAAAGTACTGCATGTAACATTTGCGTTGGCAGGAGCGGAAACAAGAGAGAACGGTGTTATCTATAGATCTTGGAAATATCATCTACAGGCCTCCCAGCTCGTCAAGTAAAGCATCTGAGTCTATATCAACAGCTTTCTGTTTGCGAGTTTTGGATTTTGAAGAAGCTTCACCAGCACGAAGTCGATCGGCACGTAGGACTTGGATGCCGATTCTTAATTCTTCTCTGGTGAGTTCATTGTTGATAGCTTTTTGTTTAAGCTGATCAATTTGTTGACTTGTCATTTGTTCCATAGGCTTTTAGACTATTATTAAGTCCCTCCGAGGTCTGGTACAAGCGACATAGAAGCAACGTACAGCCTCTTGACGATTGCGGTTTTTAAGGATGTCAAAGCTATCCACGTATACACGATTGTATGTGGAGCCTTGCGCTCTGTGGGCAGTTATGGCATATCCGTACCGGAACTGATGGAAAGCGTCTCTAAATTTCCAATATTGTGACCACTTCCAGGACTTCAACTTTGCTATACGAGCAAGTCGTGCTACTTCACATATCCAATCCTGGTAAGAGTCTGGATGTAATCCCCAAGAAGTAATTGGGTGACCGTTATCTATCTGAACTACAAGGCGATAGCATAGAAAATCTTCATACGTTGGATGATAAGCGAGTGATGACCTTTCAATAGTTCCTTCATCGTCTGTAGTCGCCAGTGTTCTACCCTCCTTTTCGTAGAAATCTTTGGCTGGTTCAGTATAGATTATACGATCACCAGTTAAGTAATGGTTTGGATCATCAAAGATAGCTGATCTAATCATTAAGTTCATGCGAGCTACAGTCTTATTAGTCCACGCAATAGCTTTCACGGCTGAAGTTTGAGAGAAATTACCCAAGGCAGCATCTACTTGGATTTTATTCTCATAAGTGTAACGATTCACCTTCAACACTTGGGATTGTCTTCCAATGTCTTCCTTAAATTTAATCTTCGGACAAGGGTGATCTACCAACGGACGGAAGCTTGAAGCTAAATCCAAGATAGGACCAGTATGGCGCATAACCTGAGTTAACTCATATCTATCCCCAATTTCCCAGATAGGCGACATAAGATTCTCTCCCTCTGGGCCAACCGGAGGAAGCTGACAATAATCTGCCATGAATATGAATTTTACATACTTTGAAGCTTCGAGTATGTACTCCCACAAGGCTGTATTAACCATACTACCTTCATCCACTATAACAACTACGTAAGATTCGAGGTCAACTGGATCTTCAGGAGCTGTCAATTCTTTAACTTCCCCCTTAGGAGTCATTTTCAGACCAAGTAAGGAATAGATTGTCCGGCATTCTGGCTTGTAGGAACGGCCAAAGTCTTCACAAGAGAATGTATCTCGAATGATCTTAGTTGCTTTGTTGGTAGGAGCAGTGAAGACCATCTTGCCTCGAAAGACTTTAGCAAATTCCTTTATACAAGTAGTTTTACCTGTACCGGCAGAACCGAACAAAAGGTAGAACCGCTTAGAGCTTTGTACAAAATGCACTAAGTTGTCAATCGCTTTCTGTTGTTCAGAATTAGGTTGCATATTACTCCTCTAAGAGGGTCTCTTTATACTTATCCTGAACACCCTTTTTAAGTTTTTCGTTTATGCAAATGGCTATGAACTTAGACCAAGCGCCAAAAGGTACTCGATTCTCCACTTTGCTCCACAGAATTATATCTACCCTGTCCACAATGTTCTTAGGCAGTGATAGATTCTTAGTGACCGATGG